CCATTTCCTGTGCCGCCACTGTTTCAATCGTAACCCGGCGGACAGGAGAGTACTTATTAGCAAGTTCAATGATCTTAGGAGGAATATCAAAAGTAGGGATACGCTCACGAAAGTACTCCAGAACATAACGGTTTTTATCAGAGTCAATACCCATAACCATGATAACCTGATAATCTGAGGTCTCTGTGGCTGTTGCCGCAAGGTCAACGCCAATGTAAATATTAAGGGGCGTAGCGTCTTCACCGTCAATTAGATAGTTGAATCCGCCTTTGTTCTTAACACTGCCGTTGTAATGCTGGATACGGTCAATCTTAAATGATGCGTTAGAAATGTCTCGGGCATCGTTCATATACTCCTGTGCAAATTTATTAACAAGTCCAGCTTCAATGAACTCCCGTTTCTTAGATTCCAGCTTTTCTACTGAAAACTGCTCAGGCCAGATAGATTTACCATCCTCAATAGCCCTGTGAAACACAACGTCCCAAGGATACAATCTTCCGTCCTTCTTGGCATTCTTATAGCCGTCTACAACCATCTGTAGAAAACTATCATAATGGACAATAGTACCGCATAACCATATGGAGCCCTCATTGCCCGGGGTCTCCTCCAAAGCAGGGTAAACAGTGGACACGATCCACTTCTTGATCTCCGACCTTCTCTCCGGTGTTTTGGTGTTTAATTCAGATTCAAAGTCATCAAGGATAATACCCGTGTAGCGAACATCAACCTCGGCACGGCCCCTCAGTCTCTGTGATGTCCCTTTAGCAATTACCCGGTCTCCTTTGGGAGTTACAATATCTTTTTCTGTCCAACGCTTGCCAGCACTGCTACCATCCATATTCCCGAAGTAATACTTTAATTTTTTATTTACTTCAAAGTGATTTCTTAAATATTTTAAGTGATCAATGGATTGACTTTGTTCTTCTGAAACCCAAGCCATAAAATGCTGTTCATCGTCACCGGCAAAGCAAAGCTTATGCATAATGGCGGCTTTTGACAAGATGGACTTGCCAAAGCCACGGGGCATGATAATGCAGGTTCTGCTCCCCGGTTTTGTTGATATGAGTTTTTCAGCTACATCAAAGTGAAAATTGGGGGAATTTGACTTATGCATGAAGTCATTAGGCAGAAATGCCCTGCCAAAGTAAATAAGGCTCTTATAGGCATTGGCAAGAACCTCGTCCCTTTCCTGCATATCAGAAGGGCCGGGGATAATGTTAAAATTATCTGGCATCATCTAGGCCGTCTAAATATTCCTGACGCATTACATCGTGGATAAGAACCTCCGAAGCTGAAGCGGGCTCATCATTCTTGGTATCCCACCACATAACATCCGGCTTGTCTACAGAAGGGTCTGTTCCCGGTACAAACCTGTTTGGGTGAAGATCATGCTTATACCTTGAGTCCCAATGCTGAAAACGCTTAGGGATGGGATGGTTCTCATCATAAGCCTTACGATAGTCATAAAAATGCATAGGATTGTCCGGATTAGGATCATATCCGTGTATCCTTACAACTTTGCCCCACCAGTCCTGAAAATCCCTGTCTGTCATTACTTCCTCCCGTTTATCCTTGATACGCTTCCCTTAATCTCCATGAGAACATCGGACATATCATTAACTTCCTTTACTAAATCTTCATGGCGGCGATCTCTCGTCTCATCAGAACGGTTCCACCTGTCCAAGAACTTAATCACAATACTCTCAATATTGGAAATCCTTACAGACTGTTCTTCGTTTTCAACCTTAAGGTTCTCAAGTGCCTCAGCCTGATCATTAGCCCTCTTGCTCATAGAATAAACCAAAAACATAAACATAGCACCCACAACGCCTATCATCCCAGCTTCTGAATAAAGTGTTAGAAATTCCTTCATTTACTTTAATTCCTCGGCAAATCGCCATGAATACTAACATAGTGGTTAATCTTTGCCAAAATCTCACTCCAAGACATGGCTTTTACTTTTTTTTCTTTTTTCGCCAGCTTAGAGGGTTTAGATTTAATTCCTTTTGGTACCATTGCAGTTCCTCTTCCATTTTAGCATATCTTTGTTGTTCGTCTATTATATGTCTATCAACCAATTCACCGATCTGGGCAGTTGAAGTAGCCATCCCGTCTTCAAGGGCTTCAATACGTGCGATAATATTCCAGAAACCATATACCAGCATCCCACACAAAACCAAAATCTGTCCCAGCCATTTAATGTTGAAGGAGAAAACCATGTTATCATCCACGAGAGTTCCCCGATAGCTTCTGGCAGTGGCAGGTTTACCACTCACATTTCCGTTATCCATATAAAAAAATATATCATTATAACAATAAAGGCAATGTAAATAAGCCAGAATTTGTATTCTTTCTCATCCATTTAAGTCAAACCTTATTACGTATAGCCTATTGTCCACTTTCGCTATTCTAGGGGTAGAATAGGGCCAAATAGGGGTAGTTGTGACACCCCACCTATTGTTATCAATCTTTATTTTCTTTATTACCACTGGTAAGGTTCCCATTCAAATTTACGCCGCTTAAAAGGATCAAAGCTATAAGTTGGAGACGACATTAACTTGTCAAATTCTCTGGTTGTTAAAAGCTCCCGACCACCTAATGCCTTCATTTCCCGTCTTGCATCTTTACTCATCATAATTGGAATGTCCCTATCCAAAATCCTATGTAATAAATTTGCCCTATTCGTAGTAAGACGAGGGATTTCTGACTCTAAGGCTTTTTTTGGGAATTTAAGAAAATCTATTAATTTTATATCACTAACTGGTAACGACCCCGCTATCCTTTCTTCAAATTCAAAACGTGGATTCATTTGATAGGGGTAATAACCATGTATTTCTTTATACTTGCCAATAGGAATCACGCTCTCTGATGTTTTCCGATAATGACTCTCAGTAAATGGTTTTATATTATAGCCCTTCCTAATTAAATCATCCCTATCCATAATAAACCTAACATCAGTTGGCACGTGCTTATGCGGCCTACTTGCAAACTTTGGGTCTCTAGTGACAGAAAAACCCCTTGGTTTAACAATACCAACGGGCTTCGCTGATGGGAAAGAGCCGCTGGGGTTAATCTGTCCAGATTTTAAAATTGCCTCTGCCCTTGGCTGTGATGTAAAATGATAAAGCGGATTCTTTAATCCAATTTTCTTTATCGTCTTCATAAGGTCTGGTATCTTCTTAGCCGCTATCAAAGGAGAAAAGGCAACATTGGCAACAACATCATCCATACCGCCTATAAACTCAGGACTCTTATCCTCATAAATAGCACCATACATCTTTTCCTTCTTCTCCTGCTCATCAAGCTTAGACTGAAAAATTAAATTATCTACATTGCTGTGAACATTTGTAGATACTGGATTCATAAATGGTGTACTCATGTCCAGTAATGTTCCTTTCGGCGGCACTTCAACTATTCTCCTTTAACTCTTTCGGCTTTTCCTCAGGGAGAAGGCCTGCGCTAAATGCGTTTAGCTTATCCCTGCTGAATCCGGTAAATTCCTGTATCAAAGCTACTGAATCCACTTTTTTATCGGTAGTTAAAAGACCTGATATCTTCATCAGCGTCTCCAGAGCACGGAGTTTGTCTCCGTCTCTGGAGCTTTCCTTATCAATAATATCCTTGGCATTCTCTAAAAGATACTTCTTAGTACAGCCAATCTCAGACATTAACATTTCTACTTCTTTATCCACTAGATTTCTCACCTCTTTGCTTCTTAATAAAAGTTTTGCACTGCTAATAGAATAATCTTTACTCTTTGCGTTGGGATGCGACTTCTTATAAGCATCCTCTAAATTAGCACCATAAGCTATATACTTGGCAAAATTACGCTTACTCTCAGTCATTGAGCCATCCTTTAAAGCATCATACCACTCTTTTTCACCAAAACGATATATTGACTTCTTTAAACCACCCTTTAACTTATATGCATCACCAGTATTCACCATGCCTATAATAGTCCTTATGTAACTGGTATCCTGATATTTCTTGCTGAAAGTACCACGCTTTAATACCTGTACCACCTGACCATCATCAGAAATACACCACTGACCCTCATCAGCATCCCTCCAGCTCTTAACTAAATCAGCATCAGGATGAGACTGCCTGAATTCAGCCTCATCAGAATAAGCATAATGCGTAACCCCCTTTATCTTCTTGGTAAGAGCCAGAACTAACCCCAGTAAGCCGTGGAAGAATCAAATAACATCTCAGGACTATCAACATTCTCCAACTCAGGCATATTCTGTATACGGTACAATAACTCAGCAAATAAACCAATGTGCTTGGAAGTAGGGCTTAAAAGGTCTGTAACAGATACATCGTTAGATATCTCCTTACATCTCTTTAAATTAGACACTATGTCGTCAGTCTGAAACTCACCCTTCGTGGCTCTCTCAAATAATGTTCCACGCCTTTGCATATAAAAATTTAATAAAAAAACTTGACATGGCGGTAATATTAATATAACTTATCTTCGTCGTTTGTTTGAAAAGGTTTTTTAGATGTATTACTATAGTACTATAGTACTATTTTATAATATTAGTAATATTAGTAATATTATAATATTATAATATTATAAATAGTATAATAGTATTAATAGTATATATATTATATATAGTACCGGCGAATCAATGTCAATAGTACCGGCGAACCATTTTAACCTATTTTTAAGCTAAAATTCCAAAATAAGTGACCGCTCCCCCCAAAAGGGGAGGCGGTACACACTAATCAGGACTAAAGGACTAAAAAGAGTGATTTTTATAAACCTTCCTTATGTACGTACGTGTAAGATAGTTTATAAAAAATGGTACTCTATAGTCCTACTGTCCTGTTCTTAAAAAAAAAATTTTAAAAAAATTATATTAGTATGTGTGCGTCTCTTTTATTTCGCACGGACTCCCCCCTAATCGGTTTCCAAGTTAGAATAATTGAATTGAGTTTTCGGAATTGAATTAATGCAGGTAAATAATTGAAAAGCAGGTAATAAGGCCAATGTAAATAAATGTAATTAATTATGGAACTTATTATATATACACTCGTTAAATAGGAAAAGATCAAAAGGGGCACAGACTCGGCGAGTGCACTGAGCAGGTATATTGCAATTCATGGGATGAAAAACGTATCAGTTAACCATATACTGAGTGAATAAGATTGACGTGAATATGATCTCGTAATGATTGCATGGTGTAGTCATTACACTTAACTAAAATGGAGTCCATAAAATGGATAATATAAATACTGTTCCTGACTTCAGGAATACTCAAGACCCTAACAATATCACAGACCTTGCTTTCCAGAGCGTGGAAGTTCCAAGACCTGAAGAAACTCAGGAAATGGAGAGATCACAGGAAACTATATCTGTTGTACAGGATAGTCCGGTAATTACTAACTCATTCGATCCTAATATCGATCCCTATATTGATATTGTCAAAGTTCCTTTGACTACTGAGCACGGTGGAGAATCAAGGGCTCATTCGATTAGGATACCTGAGTGGAATGACCGGGAAATTGGTGTAGTTGGTGAAACTTACCTTTGTGTACCTAATAGTCAGATTGCTGACGTGGGAGCCCAAATACGGGCTCAGAGTGGTATGCAATGGAAAGAATCAAAGGTGTTTTTCGATGGTAAAGTATATCGTCGAACTTTTACCTGTGATGATGGTGGAATGACTGCTAGGGTTCCTGTAGTTGGTGATCTAATCTGTTTAGTAATGGAAGAGATGAACAGCTATGATAGTACGATTAAAGCAGGAATTCTCTGCTATTTCATGAGATTAGTTTGTTTGAATGGTATGAGATCAAAAGCATTCTCCTTTGGTCATACTTTCCGGCATTCTATGAATAATATTGACTGGGAGCAAGAAATTCACCAGTCAGTATTAAAATTGACAGGAAAAGAAGTGGCAATGAAACTCCCGGCCTTTGCTAATGCTTGCGGTACTCTCCAAGAATCAATAGATTTTCAGGAATTGAAAGTAATTTCTGAAAACAAAGACTATCTTGGAAAGTTACCAACCCAGCAATATGGGCAGATTGTAAAAAATATGCTTGTTTCTGGGAAGTATCCACAAAATGGTGATTCATTCACCGGCTGGGATTTACTTAACTCTGGCACTGAGATACTCTGGCATCAAAGGAAGGTCACTCAAGGAGCTATAAAAAACAATAGCTTGGTAGTTGACGGTCTTCTGAAATACGGACAGGATACATGGGATAATCCAAATCCTGTAAATCCTAACCAGATGAGTATACCAATGGATGATAATCCAGCCCACTCATAAACCCTAAACCTAAACCGGGGCGGGCCTTAAGCCCGCCCCATAGGAGCATAAAATGAAAGTTACTCGTAAGAAAAATAAAAAACGTGAAGATGGCAAAGGTAAGGGATTGCCAGATTTAAAACATCCTAATAAAAAGAAGAGAATCTGTAAAGGCTTTTCCAATAATGGGATGTTGGGAAGTAGAGATTAATAGGAGAGCCCGCCAAGACCTGAGCAAGTCATAAAACTGCTCACTCTCCTCTTTTTTATATATATTTTATACCCTTGTGCACGTAGGTAGCCCCCGAATCACACAAAAAAACCATCTTTTATAATATTGTGCACGTAAGTACTTAATTTATATGATATTGTGCACGTAGGCAGTATTTTTATAGTACCGGCTTAATTTGTGTAAATTGTAGTATATTCCACACAAAGCTTTATTTAATAACTTTATTATATAGGCACACCAGTACATTTAACCAGTTAAGGTTTTTTTATTATTTTCTAGTTTTTATGGGAACTTTTTTATTATCTTATCGTATACGTAGTATGAAACAATTAAACAACAAGTGTAGGAGCTTAAAAAATGTTAGTAAAAATTAGTAAAATGAGTGGAAAATTGGAGGATATACCGGCGATCAATACGAATACTCTAAGTAATCCATTCTGTATAAAGATGAATAATTCCAAGAATGAAAACATTATTTGTACCAAGTGTTATTCTGTGGAAATGTTAGAGACCTTTAGAAAAAACTGTGTACCGGCTTTCGAACATAATTCTAAAGTTCTTAGAGAGGCTGTAATTCCTGAAAGATATCTCCCTTTTATAAATAGTGCAGTTTTCCGGTTTAGTGGGCATGGAGAATTAATTAATTATACTCACTTAATTAATTTAATGAATATTTCACTTAAAAATAAAATGACAACCTTTACCCTATGGACAAAGAGAAAAAACTTGGTTAATAGATATATAAAGGAATACGGTAAGCCTAATAATTTAATACTGGTATACTCTAACCAAATTATAAATAGTATAGCCAAATTACCGGCGAACTTTGATAAAACTTTCAACAATGTTTCAATAGATGATGATAGGGTGAATTGTTTTCAGAAGTGTAAAGACTGTTTACTGTGCTACACAAAAAATGATACTGAAACAATAATAGAAAAAGTAAAGTAATTACATAAAATAAAGGAGTTACAGAAATGAAAATAACAATACCAGAAAATAAAAGATTCGAGATTCCAGAGACGGAATACGAATGCAATTTGTTAGACGATGGAACCTTGGACACAGTTATTCAGATAGATAATGTAGAGCACCGTTTTTCATGGTCGGTGGGTGCTGATATCAGAAATTTCGATGGTACTGTAATTGAATCCAGATTTATAGATTTATGTAAGATGGCAATAAACGAGGACGAAAGACATTGGAATTAATTTGGAACTTTTAGAAACTTTGGAAGTATAATAACTAAACAACAAATAAGTAGGAGTAAAAAAATGAAACAATTCACTAAAACAAATAAGGAACTTGCAAGGGAAATGAATACTACCCCTAGACAGATATCCAAGAGCCGGAAACGTGGCTGGATATGGGTAGACGGTAAGAGGGTGAATTATAAAGCACCAATTTTAATAAGGGTATAAAAATGAAACTCAGGCAGGAATTAATACAATCACAGTCTCAGGAGTTAGACCAGAGCCGGTACGATTTTACCGGCTGGGACTGGAAAGACTTGGGTTTTATCTGTAAGGGAGTAAGAAATGATGAAGGCTATTGTAATGTTTATGCTCATTTAGGCAGACCGGACAAGGACTCAGAATTCACAGTCATCCGCATACGTGAGAAGTATTTTTATACCTTGTCTACCAATCCGCACCATACTGAGGAATGCACGTGGAACTGGAATGATAATTTAGACTTTTTTATTAATGAATACTCCGGCCCTGACAACAGGACGTATACAGGCCCATATGATGGTGGAGTACACACCGGAGGTTTTAGGAGGATATAATGGAACTTAAAACACTTTACCACGTATTCAGAGAGATTGCAGAGGTGAACAGGAAACTGCATGATATTGAGGAATTCTCAGGTGATGACAACAGTATATTTATATACATGGATGAGATACACAAATTAAACTGGTTATGCAGTCAGTTAGAGCCTTTGTGTGATGGTGTAGAACCTGTGAATCTAAGATGGGAGGATGGAGATTTTACGTGGGATGAGCATTTAGATATTTTTGAAAAACAAGAGGAGCAATAAAAATGGATACATATTACATAACTAAAGAAAATCTCATTACTTGGTTGTATGAGCGAGGTGCTGATCAAGATATGGAAATGATGGTTCTCAATCTGGGTTATAACGTCGTGGAATGCTTAAAGGATGGTGAGCAGTTTAAATTTGGCTATCAAGAACAATTAGATGACGTAATTGAAATGATCCCCGCATCAATGGTTGATGACTTTTACTGTGAAAATCCGAATTGCGAATTGGGGGAAATTGAGGATCTTGATTGGTATAACACAGAATTTAAAATAAAGGAGTAATAAAATGATAAGTGAAAATGATATCATCTTTGACAACTTGGCAAGTGAGGTATTCCCTTATCTTGATGAATTGAGACGTTCTGAGGGATTGGATGTGTTTGAGTACCCGATCTACGTTCAGGACGACTTTAATGTAGATAAGAATATGGCTATGAAATTGGTTAGTGCTTGGTTCAATCAATTTGAGCCTGAATTTACTGAGACTGACCACCCGGAATACGGCAGTTCATTAAAGGTCTTAAGCATAGAGACAAAAGACCCTGAGGTGCATGAACACCCGCTGGGTACTGGCTTTGCTCAAAAGGATAATAAATAATGAGTATGGATGCAGAACAGCAGGCTAAAGAGAACCTGCAACGGTACCTTGATGAGCTGGATGAAAAATTGAAGTACGAAAGGATGGTAGAGCGGAGGGAAGAAAAGATACGCTCCCTGAGGCTACAGCTTGCAGAATCAGAACACCTTTTGAGAAAGGCACAGCGTTCTGTAATGTATGATGAGATACAGGATTACTTTGAAAGGGGGAGAACAAGTGACAATAAAAGAAACTTATGAAACTCAACTAAAATCCTTAAAGAATAGAAAAAAGGCTAGAAATCCAATATATTGGAAAACAAAAAATTCTTTTGAGGATGTTCAGAAGTTTGAAGATGTAAGGATGAGAGAGCCTTTAAAGAAGGAAGGTAAGGGTGTTAAAAGAGAAACAATTATAAGTCAAATAGATCAAGTAAAAGCAGTACATAAAGAGTTCCCACTTGTTAGATTTTACGA